GTTGACCCAATCTTCATGGAAATGTTGAAAGACGAAGACTCACGTCTTCTAAACTCAGACTTCGGTGGAGCAGGTCTACAAAACGGATTGGTTGCAGGAAACATTCACGGCTTCCGTGTACACGTTTCAAACAACCTACCAACAGACGGTACAGGACCGGGAACTTCTGGCACAACTGCACAAGATGACAACTTCGGTGTTATCCTTGCAGGTCAGGAAGAAGGTGTTGCAACTGCAGAGCAGATCAACAAAGTAGAGAACTACAGAGATCCAGACTCATTCGCAGACATCGTACGTGGTATGCACCTTTACGGACGTAAAATTCTACGCCCACAAGCATTGGTCACAGCACGTTACAACGCTGCTTAATATAATACAAAAACTAAGAGGCTGCTTCGGTGGCCTCTTTGCACATCATCAACTTACATAGGGATATCTCCAAATGGCGATTACAACAGCAATGTGCAGCAGCTTCAAGCAAGAGCTACTTGGAGGTACGCACGATCTAGACTCGGATACTTTAAAAGTAGCTCTAATCAAACAATCACCTTCAGGAACATACGGTGCAGCAACAACAAACTATTCCAATATTACAGCTAATAGTGATGAAGCAACTGGCACTGGTTATACTGCAGGTGGGCAAAACTTAGATTCAGCTAACATTACTTTGGATGGTACTACAGCTATCGTTGACTTTGCAGATGAAGTTTTTTCAACTGTAACTGTTGCAGCAGATGGTTGTATTATCTACAATGCATCACAATCAAACAAAGCTATCGCTGTATTTGACTTTGGTGGTACAGTTTCCTCGACAGCAGGTGACTTTACTATTCAGTTTCCTGCAGCAGCAGCATCAACGGCTGTTATTCGTATAGCATAATATAGGTAAGTAAAATGGCGTTTGTTATAAAAGATAGAGTCAAAGAAAGCACTACTACTACTGGTACTGGTGCTATAAGCTTGGGTGGAGCAGACGCAAGTTTTGATACATTCTCGTCTGCAATGAGTAATGGTGACACTACTTTTTATGCCATTATTACAGGTTCCTCTGGCACTGATGAATGGGAAGTAGGACTAGGTACTTACACAAGTTCAGGTAATACTCTAGCTCGTACAACTGTTCTAGGAAGTTCTAACAGTGGATCAGCTACAAACTTTTCTGCAGGGAACAAAGATGTTTTTATGACATACCCTGCAGATAAAGCTGTCTTTTTAGATGCTTCTGGTAATATAGGTGGCGGCTTAACAACAGATAAATTAACAGAAGGTTCTAGTAATTTATACTACACTGATGCGAGAGTAAACTCCCATCTATCTGGTGGAACAGGTGTTACATACAGTAATGGTGCAATATCTATTGGACAAGATGTTGGTACTTCAGCTAACGTTACATTTGGTAACCTTACTGTTAGTGGAACCACAACTACAGTGAACAGTACTACAGTAACTGTAGATGACCCTGTGTTTACACTAGGTGGTGATACAGCACCATCATCAGACGATAACAAAGATAGAGGTATAGAATTTAGATACCACACAGGTTCAGCAGCTAAAGTAGGTTTCTTTGGCTTTGACGATAGCACAGGTAAATTTACATTCATACCAGATGCAACAAACTCAAGCGAAGTATTTAGCGGAACAGCAGGTACTATTGTAGCAGATCTTGAAGGTGATGTTACAGGAGCCGTTACTGGTAACGTAACAGGAAATGTAACTGGTAACGTGACAGGTGATGTTACAGGTAATGTCACAGGCAATAGCACAGGCACACACACAGGTGCTGTAAACGTAAACAACAATGACGTAAAGAATGCAGACCTAGTAGAAGGTCAACTCATTGCAGGACGCTATGGTAGCTCCTCTGCACCTATGACTTTTACTGTTACTGTTGCAAGTAAAACTGCTGCACATCCGTACAACGGAGATGGTAGTGGCTCTGCATATTTTATCAACGGTCAGGAATCACCAGCCCTACAATTTCATGGTGTAGATAATGTTACATCAGCATCAGGTTACTATTACAAGTTCGATCAGAGCGATTCTAGTAATGGTGGACACCCCTTACTCTTCTATTTAGATGCTGATAAAACAACAGCTTATACCACAAACGTAACCACTTCGGGAACTCCGGGTTCAAGTGGAGCGCACACAACCATCGCTGTAGATGAAGACACTCCAAGCATCTTGTACTACCAGTGTTCGGCTCACGGCTATATGGGTAACCATGCGGTTGTGTTGGGATCTAACAAGATCAACCACTCAGAAGCTTTAATTACATTCCCAACTGCTAGTACTGAACTAGTTGGTACAGACACAACACAAACACTTACAAATAAATCTATCGTAGCTACACAGCTTACAGGCACTGTAGCAAATGCCAGACTAGACCAAAAGCTACAGGATATTACAGGTTTAGGTTTAGATGATGGAAACATAATTGTAGCAGACGGTTCAAACTTTACAGCAGAAAGTGGTGCAACTGCACGCACAAGCCTTGGCGTAGCTATAGGTTCAGATGTTCAAGCATACTCTGCAAACTTAAATGCTATTAGCGGATTGACATCAGCAGCAGATAAAGGTATCCAGTATACAGGATCAGGCACTGCTGGCTTGTTTGATCTTACTGCAGCAGGTAAAGCATTACTAGATGATGCAGATGCAGCAGCACAAAGAACTACACTTGGTCTAGGCACTATGGCAACAGCCACAGCTACAGACTACCTAGCACGTGCAGGTGGAGTAATGACAGGTGCGTTGCGTCATGACCAAGATAATGCAACTGCAAATGGGTCTACGTTGACATTAGATTTATCAGCAGCAAATAACTTTAAGATAAGCATAACAGCAAACACCACTATAGCATTTAGTAATATAGATGCAGGTAGATTTGGTAACCTTATCTTTGTACAAGACGGTACAGGTGGTCACAGCTTTACGCTACCTGCAGCTTGTAAGACACCAGTTAACGGTGCATCTATTGTACAAAGCACTGGTGCTAACGAAGTAAGTATATTATCATATTATGTTCTAGATAGTTCTAATATTCTAGTTAACTACATTGGAGACTTTGCATAATGTCTGGCATTGGCTTTATGGCAATAAAGGAGTTTACCACTACCTTTAACACTACTACTACGTATGATACGTCAAAGACTACAACTACTACGTACGATACTACAAATACCACTACGACTACGTATCAAACATCTCATAGTACTACGACTACATACCAGACATCTAAAAGTACAACGACTACATACCAGACATCAAGATCTACTACCACAAGTTATAACACTTCTAGGTCTACTTCTAGAAGCACAAGCACTAATACATACGCATACCAAAATTACAATAAGCTAACATATCCCATGCTAACTTTGGTAACATACAGTGGCATTTCAAATAGTCGAAGATATGCCCAAATACAAAATGGTCATGCTTTGGTTGCAAGTGTTGGTGGTCAATACTATAATGCATCTAATCAAAATGGTATGTGGTATGGAGGAAACCAAGGAAACTGGTTTGTAAGTGCAACAAACGCATCCAACTCTTATGGTTGGGGTGGTCATTGGAGATTGCAAGCATACAGAGGTACATCTGGCAGCACTTCTTACACTACAACTTATGGCACATCACGTAGCACTACAACTACCTATAATACTTCTCGTAGCACTACGACTACCTACAATACTTCACACAGTACAACTACAACATACGATACTTCACACAGTACAACTACAACTTTCCAAACAAGTAAAGATACAACTACAACTTATCAGACCAGTAAAGACACAGCTACTACAAGGACTACAAACTTTTACGCATAACAATGCTACATCAAATAGAAAAAACAAAAGAAGCTTTCGAAGAAGCCACCCCCAAAGAATCAATACTAAAGCTCTCAGAAGTAGAGCAAGTTTTTGAAGACATGATGTTGGCTAAGATGCCAGAAGTAGAAATTAGTCACGACTGTATCGCTAACGAAAACCCTGATTATAAAACACTTAACTTCACTACGTATGCTGGATGTTTTATAATGCACCCTCTCAATCATAACCTAGCACAACAACAAATGGTAGATGCTTTGGGAGAGCCAGATCAAAGAACTGCAGATAGATTTAAACAGTACTTTATTGATAAGATAAACAACACTAACGCAAATAAGTATGTACAAGTAAAAGAAAAACCAACTGAATATGTAGACGAACTTATAGTTTTACCCGGATCAGATAAACTAAAAAAGTTTGTAGACATGATAAAGTTAAAAAGGTTGAGAGAAACAGTATCATCTTTAGGTATAAAACCTCACCCACTAACCAACGAAGGTGACTATAAAGAACAGTGTGGGTTTTTTCCAAATAACGTAAACTACAAAGGTAGCACTGACCTATACGACTTACTTAAAAAAGCAAACACGATACATACTACCCACCTTAGTGAATCAGCTATGTATGCAGCAGTGTTGCATAAAAATATAGGTAATATAGATAGATACTTTAAAAGAGATGAGTGTTCTTTCTTTCACATAAATAGTTTAATATTTGGTAGATGTAAAGACACCGCACACGTCAATGTACTAAAAGCTTTTTCTAACTATAGATCAGGAGTAATACAACCACTAGTAGATAATAATTGGGTTGACAAACTAGAAAAATACATAGATTATATCAAGCATGTAAAACAGCTTAATCTAGGACGCTATGTATAATAAAGTTATTATCTATGATGGTTACCTTCCAACGAGTGACGGAAGAGAATTTATGAGGTTTCCATTAGAGCCTTTACTAACTAATTTAAGAAAAAAATGGAAAGAGGACAACTACCCCGAAAGACTCCTTAATGAGGTTTTTAAATGTCCAGCTTTTACAAACAGTTTAAAAAATACATTTGTACATAAAGCTCCATACGATGTACTTGTTAAATACGATAAAGATAAAAGGTTTAATGTATTAGTTCCTGCAGATTATGTATCAGATGACCACTTAGCAAAACAGGTTGTTGATGGTGTAGAGAATAATCATGATGTGCAACTCTTTAACGGTATTGGAACTAGGTTTCTTTTTGCTAATAAAAGTTGTGAAATGACACTAGAACAACCTTACTATCACAATAAAAATCTTACAACACTTTCTGGAACTTGGAATATAGGTAGATGGTTCAGACCTTTTCATCCCGGAATATTAAACTTTGGACAAAAAGATTTTGAGATTAAAAGAGGTGATCCTTTACTGTACGTAAAATTTCCCAGAGATATAAAGATTGAATTTAGAAAAACAAAAATAACTCCTGATGCATATGCCATATCAATGGGCGTTGGTGGATTCAAACACTTTGTACGTAGAGCGCCACTTGAAACAATGTACAAATATTTTGAATCAGTAATTAATAAAAAGTCTTTAATAAAACAGTTAGAGCAAAACAGGATAAAGTAACATGCTAGGTTTTACAGCCTTTGGACAGTCAGCATTCGGGGAAGCCTCTACAGGTGATGCGGCTGCTAGTCTTACATCGTTAAGTGCTACAGGCTCGTTAGGTACACTAGTTCTACTAGCAGGTGTTATAGAAACTATACCTAGTGTATCTGCTACAGCTTCAGTAGGTACATTAAATGCACAACAAACAGCAAACCCAACATGTCCTAGTGCATTAGGTACTATATCTACAGGCACTGTTGTAGGTTCAGGCGGTGCTACTACAGGCATTACAGGTGTAGCTGGCACAGGCGCTGCAACCTCACCAATAGCAGACCCTGACGAAAACTTAGTAAGTGTTGTTGGTACAGGCGCATTAGGTACTCTTGGTTTTGAAGCAGATGCTAATACAAGTGTAACTAATACTATAGGTACAACTGCTGTTGCTACTTTGGCAAAAGCCATTGAAATAAAAGCATCTTCATCTGTTACCCCAACAATACCAGCAGGTACAGGAAGTCTAGGAACAATAACAGCTACAGGAGTTACGTTTGTATTTCCTATTGCAGATAGAAGTTTTGCTAGGGGTAGAACAGTTCTTATACCAAGAGATCAAGGTAATACTAAAGTATTTATAAGCAATTAAGAGATTATAATGGCTAGAAAATTTTCACCAAAAGATAAAGATGAAGTGCTAGATTACAGTATAGATTGGTCTAGATTATTAGGCTCAGATACTATAGCAACTGTTAGTTTTAAAATAGCTTCTAACAGTTTAGACCCAGATGAATCTATAGCGCTTGATGCTGCAGCAACAGCTACCGTTTATGGACTACAGCTTGAACAGTTCAGTAATACAAATACAGTTGTGACTGCTAGGTTTGGTAGCGGTGACAATAATAAAACATATAAAATAACTTGTATAATAGTTACAGCGACTAACTTAACATTTGCAAGAACTATAGAACTACCTATAAAGGAAAAATAAATGGCATATGATTTTATAGGACTCGTCAATGACGTAAACAGAAGACTGAATGAAGTTGAAGTTAGTAGTACTGATTTTCCTACAGCCACAGGTTTTTACAGCTTTGCTAAAGATGCTGTTAACCACTCTATCAGACACATACAACAAGAAGAATTTAATTGGCCTTGGAATTTTATAGAAGAAACTACTACTTTAAACGCAGGTCAAATGCGTTACTCTTTTCCTTTTGATGCTAAAACTGTAGATTTTAATACGTTTAGAATAAGAAGATCTGCTACTTTAAATACAGATACTGTGAAGCTAAAGATTTGTAACTATGAAGACTACTTAAATAGGTATGTTGATGACGAGTACAATTCAGCTAGTAATATTAGGGGTGTTCCAAATAAAATAATTAGAAGTCCTAATAGAGAATTTATAGTACATCCTAGTCCTGACAAAGCATATAGCGTAGTGTTTGAATATTACAGTACTGGATTTGATTTAGAATTATTTACAGATGCTCCCACGCTTCCTGAACAATACAGGTATGTTATTGTAGATGGTGCTATGTACTATGTTTATCACTTTAGAGGTGACATGGGTGCAGCTAATAATGCGCTTCAAAGATTTCAACAAGGCATAAAACATCTAAGAACTTTACACATAAACAGACCTGACTATCTAAGAGACACAAGAGTTCACTACTAATGGGTACACAAACTACAACCTTTCCTATAGAGTTCAAAGGTGGTTTGATTTCAAACATGTCACCTTTGCAACAAGGTGCTAATGCTATTGGCTCTGCAACTATATTGCAAAACTTTGAGCCTGACAAAGAAGGTGGCTACACAAAGATACAAGGTTTTAGTAAATTTAGTAGTACAGAGATTACTGGTTCAGGAAATGTTTTAGGTTTGAAAGTAATTAGCTCTGGTAGAGTTGTCGTTGCTAGAAAAAACGCAAGTAACTTTACTCAGTATTACTTTAGCACAGGAGGTGCTTATACTAGTGTAGCAACCAGCGCAAATACTAATGGTGGTAAAATAAAACATGCGGAGTTTAATTTTACAGGTACAGATAAAATAGTATTTGTTGATGGTACTAACTATCCAGGAATATATACTGTAACTGGTAACACCATGTCATTTTTGTCTGCGTCAAGTGCCAACATAAATACAGATGCAGAAGGTGTTGAAAACGTTGCAATATTTAAGAACCATGCTTTCTACTCAAAAGATAACAACATCTTATTTACAGCACCATATACCGTAGATGATTTTTCAGCAGCCAATGGTGCTGGTACATTGAACGTAGGTAATGATGTTACTGGCATGATTGTGTTTCGTGAACAATTAATTATATTTACAACAAATACTATTAAAAGATTAGTAGGTAATACAGAAGCTGATTTTAGACTAGAACCAATCACAGAAAGAATAGGCTGTATAAACGGAGACACTATTCAAGAATACGGTGGTGATGTTATATATTTAGCTCCAGATGGAGTTAGGCTTTTAAGTGCCACAGATCGTATCGGTGACTTTGGTTTAGATGTAGCTTCAGATACTATATATACAGATGCAACAGCTTTTATTAATAGTTCGACAAACTTTTCTTCTGTTACAGTAAGAGGCAAGTCTCAGTATAGAATATTTGCTTTTTCTCCATCAGGTTCTAAATCTTCTGCCAGAGGTTTGATGGCTACTAAGTTTGCAGCCCAAGGAGCTAGTGGTATTAGTTGGGCGTCAATAGTAGGTATGAAAGTATTTGTAGCAGACAGCCAATTCAAAGACGGTGATGAAACTATTTGCTTTGCTAACGAAGACGGTTTTGTGTATAGGATGGAAAGCACCAACGGCTTTGATGGAGATAATATAGAAGCTATTTATGAATCTCCCTTTATGCCTATAACAGATCCGCAAAGTAGAAAAACATTATATAGAGCAGTTCTTTATATAGAACCTTCAGGGGAGATGGATCTAAGCCTTAACTTAGAGTATGACTTTGACTCGCAGAATAGTACAGGTGTAATACAACCTCCTACTATACCAATATCAACGGCTAGTGGTGCAGGTACTATAGTTTTCTTTGGCGCTGCAGGTTCTACTTTTGGTTCGCCAAATGTAAAGTTTGGTGGAGCATTACCGAAGATATATCCAGCATTAACAATAGGATCATGTAAAACATTTTCTATGCGAATTACAGATCTTTCAACACGTCCATCTTTTACATTGGACACAGCAATTTTTGAATATAGACAAAACGATAGGCAATAGTTATGGCAACAGGTTATACACGTCAACGAGCAGCTAACATCGTCAATGGTGGCGTAATTAACGCCGACGATTTTAATGCTGAATACAATCAAATAGAGTCAGCATTGAATGCCTCATCGGGGCATAATCATGATGGCACTACAGGAGGTGGAGCGCCTATTGAAAAGGTTGGTCCGTCTGCAGACTACGAGTTTGATTCAAACGCTATGTTTCCCAAAACAGGCTCAACAAGTTTAGACATTGGTAAAACAGGTCAAAGGTTCGACAACGCATTTTTTAGCGGTACAGTAAATTGTAATGCTCTTTCAGTAACTACTGATGCTAGTATAGGAGATGAACTTACTGTAGTAGGTAATACAGATCTTCAAGGAGATGTTGATATAGGTAATGCTAACACAGATACACTTACCATTACAGCCTTAGTAGATAGTGATTTTAAACCTTCAGCGAATACTAAAAATTTAGGAACCTCATCTGTTGGTTGGAATAATTTATTTATAGAGGGTACTGCTACTATTGCCACTGCTGATATTAACGGTGGAGCTATTGACGGTACAACCGTTGGTGCAAGCTCTGCAAGCACAGGTGCGTTTACGACACTTGATGCAAGTGGTGCGACAGCTTTAGGTTCTACATTAGCTGTAACAGGAGCTTCTACTTTGTCTAGCACACTAGCTGTAACAGGCGCTGCTACTCTAAGTGATGCACTAACTGTCACTGGTGCTACTGCTTTAAATGGTGGACTAACTATGGACACCAACAAATTTACTGTAGCTGATACTACTGGTAACACAGCTATAGCAGGTACTCTCGATGTAACTGGTGCAACTACTATGACAGGTGCGCTTACTGCTAATGGTGGTGTTGTAGGAGATTTGACAGGTAATGTTACAGGAAATGTTACTGGCAACGTCACAGGTAATGTAACAGGTAATCTGACAGGAGATGTTACAGGTGATGTTACAGGTGCTTTAACTGGCAATGTTACAGGTAATGTCACAGGCAACGTAACAGGCAATCTCACTGGTAACGTTACAGGTAACTTAACTGGAGATGTTACAGGTGATGTAATAGGAGATGTAATTGCATCTAACGGATCAAGTGTAGTACTAGATTCAGGAACTAACGGATCAGACGCTACCTTTACAGGGGCAGTAACAGGTAACGTAACAGGTAATGTTACTGGTAACTTGACTGGCAATGTAACAGGTAACGTAACTGGTACTGTGTCTTCTCTTTCTAATCACGACACAGATAGTTTGTCAGAAGGTTCTACTAATCAGTATCATACTACAGCACGTGCAAGGAGTTCTGTATCAGCAGGTACTGGGATGTCTTACAACTCTAGCACAGGAGTTATGACTTGTACCATTGACACTCCTGCAGAGGTAGGACTAGGTAATTTATCTAATAGCGGTAACAATCTTTCAGGAAGCTTTACAGCAACAGGTAACATCACAGCTTACTCAGACGAAAGACTGAAAGAAAATGTACAAACTATTGAAGGTGCGTTGGACAAAGTATCACAGATGCGTGGCGTTATGTATGACAAAGATGGTGAGCGTGGTACAGGTGTTATAGCACAAGAGATGCAACAAGTTATGCCAGAGGTTGTACTTGATAGTGGACGTGGTGATTATCTATCTGTAGCATATGGTAACCTAGTAGGTGTCCTTATCGAATCTATAAAAGAATTAAAAGCAGAGATCGAGGAACTAAAGAATGGCTCTTCAAAGTAGCGGTGCTATAAGTCTAAATCAAATTCATATTGAGGCTGGCGGTTCTAGCGGAACTACTTGCTCTTTGAATGACTCTGATATACGTGCCTTAATAGACAAAGCCTCTGGAGCTTCAAACGCTTTTAGTGAATACTATGGTGCTTCAGCATCAACAAACCTAAGTGGTTCAGCAGGTAGTAATATTAATGGACAAGTTCAGATATCTAATATAACAGTGTCTAATTATATATCCTCTGGTGGCACACTAGAAATTCCAAGCGGCATGTGGGTCTGGTCAAACAGTACTTCTACTCCTGCCATGACAATAGATATACCATGCACCATAATAAATAACGGTAAGATAATAGGTTGTGGTGGTAAGGGCGGAAACTGTAGTTATGGCTTTTCTGGCACAGCCCATGTTGGAGGTAATGGAGGGGTAGCTATAAACGTGACATCTAGTGGTGTTACAATTACTAACGGATCTGGTGCTTACATAGCTGGCGGAGGCGGAGGCGGTAGTACTTATCCTATTTTCCATACTTCTGGAACATTCCAACAAGGCGGAGGCGGCGGAGGCGGCGGCGCTGGAGGCGGCGGTGGAGGAACTGGAGGAACTCGCTCTGGCTACGGCTATAGTAGTAGCGGAAACACTGCAGCAGGAGGTGTTCTAAACGCATCAGGAGCTAATGGTACTTATTCTTCATCAAATCCTGTGGCAGGAGCAGGTTCAGGAGGCGGCGCTGGTGGTGGTGCAGGTGGATCTGGTGGAGACATTTCGCATCAAGGAGATGGTGGCGCTGGTGGGCGTATACTGCCGGGAACAGGTGGTTCTGGTGGTGCAGCATCTGGTAGTAAAGCGGTAGCAGGTACTGCAGGAGGAAGCGCAGGTAACGCAGGGGTAAATAACACAACATCTAACTACAGTGGCGAAGGTGCAGGATTCGGTGCTGGTGGAGGCGGTGGCTGGGGTGCTAGTGGAGGACAAGGACGTGTAGGACTTCAGGCTGGTGGAACTGGTGGAGCAGCCATAACAGGAACATCAAGAACACTTAGCAATAGTGGCACAATTTACGGATCAACATAATGGCTAAATATACTTATGCATATCAACCCTACGACACTGTAGAAGAGGTTGAAAGTGCAGCAACAACTATGAAAAACAATTTAGATAATAAACCTACAACTTGGTGTGTTGTTAAACCTATGATAAATCCTAGAACTATACATATATATAGTGGAGATGTAATTGGTTATGATTCTGGTGACCCTTTAACAGACGCTGAAATAAACTCATTAAGCAATTCTAGTAATGTGTATAATGTTTATTCAATTAACGATGGTGATAATTTTACAGAGGTGGCGGAAGCTGACGTTGCTGAAAAAGTAAGAGATATGCGAACATCTTATGCTAGATGGTTAGAAGTAAATAAATATTATGACAACGAAAATAACGCTGTAATTAACGTAACAAATCAGGACATGTCAAGCTATGTTAGAATCTAGTATCTCAGCAGAAGAATTAGAGGATATGTTAGATCGTGCAGCCAAGCGTGGTGCTACAGCAGCATTGCGTGAGGTAGGGTTGCATGATGATGATGCTCGTAAAGATATAATTGAGATGCGTAACTTATTAGAAACATGGCGTGACACACGAAGAGGTGTGTGGTCTACTATCGTAAAGATGTCAACCGTAGCAGTAATAACATTCATTGCCGCATCGTTGTGGATGCAAATAGGGAAATAAGAAATGGCTAAGAAATTTGCAGGATTTAAACCTGAAACAATGGAAAAGAAAATACTACCAGCGTTGGGGTATAATGGACCGAACGATCAGAAGTCTATAAATGATTTCCTTGCTGCTAATCCTGCTGCTGCAGCTAAGATGGGTAAGTACACTATGGCTGCTAGACAGATGGTTGAAGGTAAGCCTATGATGAATACTGGTGGTATGCCTAGTGGTACTGAGTTAACTAAACAGATTGGAACAGATCCAACTAAGCCAGTTACAGTAGCAAAAGTACAAGCTGATGCAGGTGGAGCAGACACACAAATTGACCCGACTGCAGGTCAAGCCCCAGCAGCGCAGCAAGCAGCAGCTACACCAGCAGCCCCAGCACAGGCTGCACAAGCTGCACCTCAAACAGCACCACAGGTTATGAAAGCACAAACTTCACAGGCTGCTATCAACCAAGCTAATCAACAGGTACAAGCAGCACAGGGTAAAGTAGGACAGGATGCACAGGTACAAGCTGCACAAGCAGATCCTACAAAAGCATCATCATTGGGTGTACAAGCTGCTCAACAAGGACAGGCACAACAGATACAAGCTCCTGCTCCTATGCAGATGACAGCAGATCAAACAATCAGTGGTCCTACCGTTGATCAAGCACAGGTAGATGCCACTTTAGCAAAGGCCGAAGCTGCTTCTGTAAAAGATGAATTAGATGATTTGATGCAAGACTTCCAAGGTGGCAAAACACCATCATGGGCAGCAGGTGCAATGAGAGCAGCTAACCAAGCTATGATGGCTAGAGGTGTAGGCGCATCATCAATGGCAGGTATGGCAATCGTGCAAGCTGCTATGGAATCAGCACTGCCCATCGCTCAGATGGATGCATCTAACAAACAGCAAATGGCTGTGATGAAAGCAGAACAACGTGCTAAGTTTATGGGTATGGAGTTTGACCAAGCATTCCAAACAAAAGTAAAGAACGCTGCACGTGTATCAGAGATAGCAAACATAAACTTTAGTGCAGAGCAACAGGTAGCATTAGAGAATGCTCGTATGGCTCAGACTGTAGACTTAGCTAACCTGTCAAACAGACAAGCTAAAGTTATGGCTGATGCAGCTACTATGTCTCAGATGGACATGGCTAATCTAGATAACAGACAGCAAGCGGCAATGCAGAATGCCCAAGCTTTCTTAAATGTAGACATGGCTAATCTAAGTAATGAACAACAAGCTAGTATGTTCAAGGCACAAGAGCAAGCTAATGCTATACTCAGCGATTCAGCAGCAGTGAATGCAACAAGACAATTCAATGCCACTTCTAAAAATCAAACAGATCAATTTTTTGCAAGTATGGCTACACAGGTTTCCCAGTTCAACACAGAACAAGGAAATGCTATGGCACGTTTTAATGCAGGTGAAAAGAATGCGTTATCTCAATTTAATGCAGCACAAGAAAATGCACGTGATCAATTCAACGCACAGAACCACCTTGTAGTGGCACAAGCTAACGCTCAGTGGGCAAAGAACATTACAACAGCAGAGAATGCTGCAGCTAACCAAGCCAACCGTGATGCAGCAATGGCAGCTAATAATCTTACTATGACAGCTTATAATAATACTATACAACGTGAGCGAGATCTGTTAGCATGGGCATGGCAGTCTGGGGAGAATGCAGCAGAAAGGTCAAACTCTCTTGCAACAGCACAAATTAATGCGAACGGTAAAGGTTCTCAGCTTCTTGAAACTGCTGCTGGTAGCTTCCTTGGTAAGCTCACATCCAAAGCAGTCGATCTCATACTATAAAGGTACTAACATGACATACGATCCACGCAGCATATTCCAAGCATACGAACAGTACGGCAAATCTAAATCAAACCAGTCTAAGAAAACTACAGGGCTGGGCGGTAGAGGTAATATTGTTGAAAAGCCGGGAGAACGTAAAGCTTACATGGATAAGCAAAAGCCTAACATAGATGAAAGAATATGGAGTGTTGCCGCTAAGTGGATGGGTCTATCTGGTGGTAAAGATGATGATCCAGAACCACCAGCAGTTAAGCCTATAAAGGTGTATGAACGTAGAGAGTTTGATATCAAACCTGTAGAAGTAACTACACAGGAGCTTGGTCCTGCAGTAGGAGGTTATGACGAGTTAGGTAGAAACTTTGGAATGAGTATGGGTGTAGATTTCAAAGACCCTAGAGGTAGAGAACAAAGAGGCCTACCACAAAATGTATACTCACAAACTATAGGTGGTATAATGTCAGGCACTGGTGGCAGAGATACACCAGTATCTACAGCATCACCTAAAAAACCCGGTATTATGCTAAGAGGCGGAGAGCGTGGTGCGCCAGACCCTGAGACTGCCCCAGTAGAATCACTTATAAATACTCTCAGCAGTGGACCTAAAAAGGCAGGACTAGGTGAGCCAGATAATACGTACACCATAAAAAAGGGTGACACACTATCTGAGATCGCTAAGGCTTATGGTACAACTGTAGAAAAATTGGTAGATATTAATAACCTAAAAGATAAATCTGGCGATACTATTTTTGCAGGACAAAAAATAAAACTAATACCTGACGCTCCAACTGTATCTGAACCAACAGATGCAACAGAAGCAGCAGAAACTTTTACTGCAGACAATGTAGATTTTGATTTTATTG